GCCCCGGGCCGCGCCCCTTTGCCCCCGTAAAACGTACCGAATAGCTTTTGCCTATGCCCCAGGGCCGCTTTCCTGTCCGATCGGCGCCCCGATCGCGCCCCCAGGGCCGCGCTTTGATAGGCGCAGCCTATCGCCAGCGCCCCGGGCCGTGGGCCGTGGTCCGCGCCCCGTGGGCCGTGGGCCGCGCTTTAAATATGTAAACCCCGGGCCTTTAATAATTAAGCGCCAGCGCGCTTAATATGTAAGCGCCAGCGCGTTTAATATATAAGCGCATTTAAACGCATATTAAGGCCCTCAAATAACGCGCCCAGGACCGCGCGCCGCGCCCCTGGTCCCTGGTCCACGCCGCCTGGTCTCTATTGCATTTTGCAACTAACGAGGTCCAGGGGCCCCGGCCTATCGGGTCATCCGCCGAAGTGAGCGCTCACTAACCCAAAGCTCGGGCGTCGCGGCCCCCCGCGCGGGGGGACGAGGGCAAGGTCCATGTTTTTGACAAATATTCAGCAGAAAAACGGTATGAGTATGTATATCCATACAGGTTATTCGCGGATTGAATAACGGCGTCTCAAACAATTCGCGTTACTTATGCCAAAAGGTGCTAAGAAGGCCCCGAATTTGGCCTCCTTGACCTATGCGACTTTCTGCCATAGATTGCGCCAGGGGCCCCCGGAGGATTCATGCGGATCGACGCCAACGACGAGACAGTTCTGAAGCTTCAGTTGCGCCTTGCGCAGTTGGAGAGGAACGAGCGGTGCCAAGAAAATTTTTTGGATTTCGTCAAAGCTATGTGGCCCGAGTTCATTGCCGGGCGACACCATTACATCATTGCGGAGAAGCTTGAGCGCGTAGCGCGGGGCGAGCTTAAACGTCTGATCATCAACATGGCGCCCCGCCATACGAAGTCCGAGTTCGCCAGTTACCTGTTCCCGGCCTGGATGATGGGCCGCAACTCGAAGATGAAGATCATCCAAGCGACGCACACGACCGAGCTGGCGGTCAACTTTGGTCGAAAGACGAAGAACCTTCTGGACGCGGACGAGTACAAGGAGGTCTTCCCCGAGGTGAAGCTCTCGGCGGACAGCAAGGCTTCTGGTCGCTGGGACACGGCTGCTGGGGGCATGTACTACGCCGTGGGCGTTGGCTCGAACCTCGCGGGCCGTGGTGCGGACCTCTGTATCATTGACGACCCGCACTCGGAGCAGACGGCGATGTCTGCGAACGGGTTTGAGTATGCCTATGACTGGTACACCGGGGGCCCCCGGCAGCGTTTGCAGCCGGGTGGGGCGATTGTTTTGGTCCAGACCCGGTGGTCGGAGAAGGACTTAACCGGTCAGCTTCTGAGGGCGCAGGCTAAAGACCCTCTGGCGGACCAGTGGGAGGTGGTGGAGCTTCCGGCCATTTTTGATGATGGGACGCCGTGCTGGCCGGAGTTCTGGAGCATTGAAGACCTGACCGCGGTCCGCGCATCAATCCCGCCAAGCAAGTGGAATGCGCAGTATCAGCAGAACCCGACCGGTGAAGAGAACGCCATTATCAAGCGGGAGTGGTGGAAGCGCTGGGAGAAGGACAAGATTCCGCAGTTGCAGTATGTGATCCAGTCTTACGACACGGCGTTCAGTAAGCGGGAGACTTCTGACTTCTCTGCCATCACGACCTGGGGTGTGTTTTATCCGCAGGAGGGGGGCCCCCCGAACCTTATCCTGTTGGACAGCAAGAAGGGGCGGTGGGATTTCCCTGAGTTGAAGGCGATTGCCTTTGACGAGTACAAGTATTGGGAGCCCGATACGGTAATTGTGGAAGCGAAGGCTTCTGGTATGCCTCTGACCCATGAATTGCGTCAGGTGGGTATTCCTGTGGTGAATTTCACTCCGAGCCGTGGGAATGACAAGGTGAGTCGGGTCCATGCGATTTCGCCGCTTTTGGAAGCCGGGATGGTCTGGGCCCCCGATACGACCTTTGCGGACGAGTTGATTGAGGAAGTTGCGGCTTTTCCGAATGGCGAGCATGATGACTTGGTTGATAGCATGACGCAGGCGCTCATGCGCTATCGCCAGGGCAACTTTGTGCAGTTGCCGACGGACGACTGGGAGGATGAGGATAGCTCTGTTAGGATTCCAGTCTATTACTGACCCCATGCGAGGCCGGCATGGCACAAGAAGCTCAGGGTATTGCCTCTTTGCCGATGGCGGACGAGGTTCAGCGTGTTACCGGCGGTGGCCAGATGGCCCGCCGTCAGCGCCCGGATATTGATTCTTTCCTGACCGAAGCACAGCTTGCGTATCTTGCGGCCAGCTTTGCTCCTGGCGCAGGGGCCCTGGAAGCTTCTGGCGAGGCCCCTGAATTCCCTACTTCTGACATGACGGTCGCGGAAATGCTTTCCGGCCCGCGGGCCGCGAGCCTCAAAGAGAACATCGAAGAAGGCAATTATGGCACCGCGGCGCTTCAGGGCTTAGGTGTTTTGGGTGATGCGGCCATGGCGGTTCCTGTTGTGGGGCCCGCTGCGGCTGCTGCTCTGAAGGGGCCCCGAGCCCTCCAGCGGGCGCTCCAGCTTGCTTCTGCCAAGCAGCTTCCTGCGGAGGAGGTTGAGGGGCTTTACCGGACCCTTCTTGAGCTTGGGTATCCCGAGCCTACGGCGGCGAAGATTGCCCTGGGTGATTTGCCTATGGACGAGGCTAGCCGCATGGCGCGGGCGCGGGAGCAGGGCTATCGACAGGAAGCTTTCCATGCGGGCTCTCCTGAGCTAGCCAGTGCGGAGGCTATTGACCCGGACGCGGGTCGTTTTGAACGTGCATACTCCGGCAGCTTTATGACTAATACTCCCGTTTTGGGTAATACATACGTGCCCCCCGACATAGAAAAAGGCGGGGCCATGTATAGGTTTCTCATGAGAGACGAAGAATACCCGGTGGTGCTCGGGGGCGGTCGAAATTGGAACGAAATTGACGGCTACTTAGACGTTCCTGGCCAGCCCGATTTAGAACGGATTAGCGGAAGCACAAACGAAATAGCTCGCGAGTTAAGAGCAAGGGGCTTCCCCGGCGTAACTTTTCAAGACATCACGGACATCGGCCCAAATTACAAGGCGGCTAGCAGTGCCGCGGAAATGATGGCCGGTAGGGATCGCGAGCTTCGCCGTGCGCTGCTTTCTGACATGAGCGACGCTGAAATATACTCGGTGTTTGACCCAAGCACCGTCAGATTGCCTCAGGCGGCTTTTGATCCTGACCAGAGGGGTTCTGCGAACCTTTTGGCGTCTCCGGCGGCTGCCGGTATCGGCGCGGCTTATCTCGCGTCCCAGGCTCGCAATGAGAACAAATAGGATTATGATGGACTATCCGCGGCCCACGGCCCTAGAGGACAGACAAGATGGCTGAATCTGAATATCCGCGAGGCATGGGCGGTCTGATGGACCGGAATGTGCCGTCGCAGCTTGATGAGCAAGACCTTTCTGACGAGCTTGAGATTGAGCTGCCGGGTAGTCAGGACAATGTTTATGCTTTGATGGCGGCTGAGGGGGTGGGGGAGATTGAGATTTCGCCGACCGAGGATGGTGGTGTGGAGGTGGATTTTGAGCCTTCTGACCGCCGGGGCGAGGACGAAGACTTCTACGCCAACTTGGCTGAAGAAATGCCGGAGCGAGAGCTTGGGCGGATTGCTTCGGAGCTTTTGGGCGAGTTTGACTCGAACAAGGCGTCGCGGCAGGAGTGGGAAGATGCGTATGCTGACGGGCTGGAGCTTCTGGGCTTCACCTATGAGGAGCGTACTCAGCCGTTCCGTGGTGCGAGTGGCGTAACTCACCCATTATTGGCGGAAGCCGCCACCCAGTTCCAGGCGCAGGCTTTTAATGAGCTTTTGCCGCCTGGGGGCCCTGTGCGGACCGTGGTCATGGGGGATGAGACGCCGGAGAAGGTGGCTCAGTCCCGGCGCGTGTCTCAGTTCATGAATTACTATCTGACCAATGTCATGGAGGACTACACTCCTGACATGGATCAGATGCTGTTTTATCTGCCGCTGGCGGGCTCGACCTTCAAAAAGGTTTACTACGACGAGTCCCTGGGCCGTGCGGTGTCGAAGTTTGTCCCTGCTGAAAACCTCATTGTCCCTTACGAGACGTCGGATTTAGAGACTTGCCCGAACATCACCCAGATTGTGCGCATGTCTTTGAATGATTTGCGCAAGCGGCAGGTGTCTGGGTTTTATCGCGACATTGAGGTGCTTCCTGGGCAGCGGGACGCCAACGAAATTGATGGAATCATGGATCGGATTGATGGGTTGGAGCCCAGCAACATCGACTATGATTGCACGATCCTTGAGTGCCACGTTGATTTGGACCTTGAGGGTTACGAAGACCTTGACGAGGATGGCGAGCCGACGGGCATCAAGGTGCCTTATGTGGTCACGTTGTCCCAGGACAACGGCCAGATTCTGTCGATCCGGCGGAATTACCGTGAGGACGACGAGCAGAAGCGCAAGATCAAGTATTTTGTGCATTACAAGTTCTTGCAGGGCTTTGGCTTCTATGGTCTGGGGCTTATCCACACCATTGGTGGCTTGTCCCGCACGGCGACCGCGGCGCTTCGCCAGCTTATTGATGCCGGCACCCTGAGCAACCTGCCGGCGGGCTTCAAGGCCCGTGGGCTGCGGATCAGGGACGATGATGATCCTCTGCAACCGGGCGAATTCCGCGATGTCGATGCCCCCGGTGGCGCGATCCGTGATTCGCTCATGCCGCTGCCTTTCAAGGGGCCCGACCAGACGCTGTTTAACCTTTTGGGCTTTGTGGTTCAGGCGGGGCAGCGTTTTGCCACGATCACGGACCTGAAGGTGGGCGATGGGAACCAGCAGGCTGCTGTTGGGACCACCATGGCCATGATTGAGCAGGGCACGCGGGTGATGAGTGCGGTGCATAAGCGCTTGCACTACGCCATGCGGTTGGAGTTCAAGATTCTGGCCCGGGTGATGAGTGAGTCTCTGCCCCAGGAATATCCTTATTCCGTGGCTGGCGCAGACGGCACCGTGATGGCTGAGGACTTTGATGATCGGGTGGATGTGATTCCGGTCAGCAATCCGAATACCTTTAGCCAGTCGCAGCGTATTTTGCTGGCGCAGACCAAGTTGCAGCTCGCGGCCCAGGCCCCTGATATGCACAACATGCCTGAAGTGTTTCGGGACATGTATGAGGCGCTGGGGGTCACGGACGTTGATCGCTTGATGAAGTCGGTGCCGGAGGACGAACCGCGGCCCACGGACCCTGCCCAGGAGAACATTAACGCTCTGGACAACATCAAGCTTCAAGCTTTTGAGGGCCAGAACCATCAGGCGCACATCATGGCGCACTTGGTCTTTGGGTCTTCTGGCATGGTGGCTCAGTTGCCGGCGGTGGCTATTTCGTTGCAGAAGCACGTGATGGAACACGTGCGGATCGCGGCTCAGGAGCAGGCGGCGCAGCAGGTTGCCCAGATGCAGCAAATGCCTCCTGAGCAGATGGAGCTTCAGGTTGCGCAGCTTGAGGCGCAGTTTATGGCTGAGGGCATGCAGCAGGTTAAGCAGCTTTCCGGTCAGATTTCCGGTGAGGGCCAGCAAGGGCCTGATCCGCTGGTGCAGCTCAAGCAGCAGGAGCTTCAGTTGGATGCTCAGGCGCAGCAGTCGGATGCTGAGATTGATCGTGCTAAGCTGGAGCTTGACGCGCAGAATCAGCAGATGCGGGCGCAGCAGTTCCAAGAGCGCTTGGCGGCGCAGGAGCGGCAGACCCAGGCACGGATTCAGTCTGCGATGGAGCGAGAGCTTCTGAAGATTCAGAACCAACAACGAGGGCAGTGACATGGCGGCAGTTAAGATTGTGACCAACAAGCCTGGGGCTGCTCCCAAGGCTGTGGAATATGCGGACATCAAGGGCCAGGGCCGGATTCCTTACGGCAAGACGGCGGATGCGCCCATGGGTGGTGATACGATGAAGACTGCCACGGCCCGCGGCATGGGTGCTGCGAAGCGTGGCGGTAAGTATCTGACCTGCTGACATGCCCCTTGAAAAGGGCAAGTCTGACAAGACGGTCAGCGCAAACATTAGCAAGCTTGTGAGCGAGGGGTATCCTCAGAAGCAGGCGGTGGCTATTGCGCTGGAGGAAGCTGGACGGTCCAAGCCTCAGAAAAAGGCCAAGGGCGGTGCGGTAAGGAAACCGAGGGGTCGGGTGGTTAAGGGTTTTAGCCCGATTGCGCGTCCGCAGAGGTTCAAGGGAGTTTTCTGATGGGTGGTTTTAACCTCAACAGCCTTAACAACTCTGCGCTTAGCCAATTCTTGGGCCTTAACAATTACCGACGCGGGGAGCCTGTTGTGACCGCGCCGCCGGTTGCTGCTCCAGCTCCGCCCCCTCCGACGATGGCTCCTGCGCCGGTGCCCGATGTGCAGCCCAGCATTGGCCAGGGCGTAGGTTCTTTTCTCCTAAACGAGCGCTTTGGTCAGAACATTCCTGT